CTCACGCTGCCGGGCGCGAGCGGGTTCAGCGGGGCGGGGCCGATGTTCTGCCACGGCAGGCCCGTGGCCTCCGTCGTGATGCCGTTGACCTGCAGGCTCCATGCTACCGCGCTGCCCTGGGATCCGCTGACACCGGTCGAAATCGTATTTGGCGGCTGCACGTCCGAGGTGCCGCCCGGCGCGACGGCCTGCTGAAGGTTCCCGTTTCCGTCGAGCACCACCGTACCCGCCGCGTACAGTGTCTGCGGGCGCCAGGGGGTACTACCTACCTGCATCGTGTGATACTGCGCGTCGGTGCCGAGGTAGACGATACGCGCCACGATCTGGACCGGCGCGACGAACAGCTTGATCATCTGCGAGTAGTTCCACAGCGTCGTCGAGTAGCGCGGCAGTGGAGAGGATGAGTACGCCTGCTGGCTCATCACCGTGTCGGTGAAGTACGGGAAGGAGTCCAGCGTTTGAATATATCCCTTGTTGACCAGGCTGCGGGAGGTGAAGGACTCCACGAGCTCGCGCGCCGCCGTGATCATCCCGGAGATGAGGCTGTCCTCGTCCGAGAAGTCCACCTTCAGGTAGTTCTTCATGTCGACGAGCAGGATCGGCTCGACGGCAGGCGGCGTCTCGATCTGTAGGCCGGCCATGCACTACTCCAGTCTGCTGAAGTCCAGCGTGTCGTCCCCGAACAGCTCGTCGGTGTCCACGATCACGCGCGCGGGGGCGAGCCGGCGCGCCGCGGTTACCACGGAGCGGTTGAGCGCGGCTGTCTCCACGCGCTGATGTGACGCCTGCTTAGCGTCGCTCACGATCTTCTTGGCCTTATCCAGGAGCGTGGGCTTCGCCCGCTCGACCCACTCGGCCATGCCGTTGTCCACCTGGTTCTGCGCGGCGAACGGGAACATCTCCTCGGGCACCTTGTAGAACACCCCGCCCCGCGTCTTGATCATCGTGCGTTCCATCGTCTTCTCCTCAGGACGCGATCGCGTCCTCCCATCCTAAGATTGTACGGGCGCGGAGCTTGAGGGCCTCGCCGTACCTGCGCGCCGCGCGAAGCGGGGACCTTGCGATCCCCGCCCCGGTTTAAGGTTGACTGTCCTATCGGCTAGGAGTGCTGTTGCCAGCTTTGTTGCCCGCCCTTCAGCGGGATCCGGTCGTTTCCGCCGGACTCTCACGGTTTTTATTCCCGTGAGCTCGGACTATCGCATCACCCAGTTTAGGGTGTCCTCTCACTTAGTCTCTCAGGCTGCTTTCGCTTGCCCCTTGTTCCCGTCTCAGGGTTCAAGTCAATCAGAGAGGATTAGCTATCCGCGCTTTGCAGCACGGTGCCCCGACTAGCACTCGCTACGAGTGCATGCTCAGGTAGCCGATCGGGTGAACTCCAGCGTCAACCAAATTCGAATCGATTCTAGAGAACGCTATGAAGGCTACCTCGCCGAAATCAGCGAAGCGTTCGTCGAGGCGCAGCACGCTGAGGTCGCGCACCTTGCGCATGATGAACTTCTGCAGACTGCCGAAGAGGACCGTGTTGGCCGCCGCGGCGATCTGGGGCATCGACTGGTTGATGACGTACTCGTACCCGAGGATGGTGTCGGGCGCGTTGACCGCGAGGCCGGGGACCCAGAGAGGACGACCGTACTTGTCGAGCAGCTGCTTGATCGTCTTCAGGGAGTTGTCGTGGAGCATGAACCGCGCCCCGCGCCGGTAGGTCGGGTCAATGCTGTGCTCCAGGTTGATCAGGTCGTTCGTGCCGATGCTGTTCGCGCCGGTGTTGGACGACCCGTCGTTGGTGGAGGAGCCGGTGGCGATGGTCGCCGGTTGGCCGGAGGCCACGACGGCGGTCAGGATGCCGGTCGGCTGGTTGACGCCCGACCCGCGGGTCAGGTAGTACTCGTAGCCGCGTCCGAGGCGGACGGCGAACGCGTTCTTGAGGAAGTCCTCAAGGTCGAACGCCGAGTCCTGGAGCAGTTCGATCGACACGCGGACCAGGCCCGTGGAGCCCTTCCACGCGCCGAAGTTCACGACGCCCATACCGAGGTTGCCGGGCTGCCCGGACGGAACGGTGCCGCTCGTCGGGTAGTTCGGGGTCTGGCCCTGGTCGGAGACCTGCTGCGCTTCGCCGATGATCGTCCACGCTTCCTGCGTGTCGTTGTTCGTCGGGTAGGGCAGCACGTTGCCGGTGGCCGTCTCCAGGATCTTGATCACCGAGCCGTCGGCGAGGGGTGCGAAGTACTTCGTCGCGATCTCGACGTCATACACGAAGCCCGCCGGGACGAAGTAGCCGCCCGCCGCGCCCTGCGTGTACGTGATGCTCTGGGTGCCCGCCTCCTGGTCACGCTGCTCCTTCAGGCAGCGGTCCATGACCTCCTTCAGCTTACTGTCGTTGTCGCCGGCCCACTGCAGGCCGGTCTCCATGTCGGTGTTGCCGCGGCCTTGCAGGAAGGCCGAGGTGTTGGACCGGAAGCCCGCCCCGCGGGGCAGGCGCAGGGCGTTGAAGAACGCTCTGCGGTACGCCGTGGCGCGAGCCTTGGTCTTCGTCTCGTCCTCGACGATCGTTCCGCTCGGCGAACCTACGTTGCTGGGACGGCTGCGGAGTTCGACATCGAGGGCATCCTGCTTCTCGATGCGGTCAACGTCCTCCTTGATCGTCTTCTGTTCGGCGTCCATCGCGTCGAACTTCACGCGGTTCTCGGCGGTGAGGCCGGACCCGTCCGTGGGGATCAGGGCCTGCATCTGCGCTACGATGCCGGCTCGCTTCTCCCTCAACTCCTTGCTCTTGCTCATGTTCCTTTTTCCTCTCACTTGGTCTTCTCGTGCGGCGATGCCGACCGAGCCCGTTCGCCTCCGGCCCTCCGCGGGCCTTCACTCCGGGAACTCCCTTCTTCGGGAAGGGAGGACTGCTTTCAACGCCCGGGTCCTAGCGGATGCCGAGCGAGAGAAACTCTTCAGGATTTGTCCATGATAAAGTAAATCGCCGTGCTTCTGTCCCCCGCCGTCCTACGAACATGCCCTTCGTCTAGGAGGGAAGACAGACACTTCTCGATGGAGTCTTCGGCGACGCCCAGCTCTTTGGACAGCATGACAACCGTCTTTCCGCGGTAGCTGAGCTTGCGGTACACACGCTCGTGCTCCGGCGTAAGTTGATGCCGACCGGTTGACAATCCTAAGCTCATGACAGGTCGATCTCGATCAGCCTCATCCGGGCCTTAACCGCATCCAGTATGACCGCGGAGTCAATCTCGTTCAGTATCGCCTGCGTCGACGAGTGCGGCACGGCCGCGCGGAGCGAGTCCTCCTCGGTGACCTGGATGCCGAACTTCTTCGCGGCCGCCACGATCTTCTTCCACACGGCGTCCTTCTTGTCCGCCGGGATGCCCTTCGTCTGCCCGAACCGCGCGAGCGCGTTCCTCGCGTGCCCCTCGTCGTGGATCGGCAGCTTCCAGGTCGCCGTCTTGTCGGGGTCGCCGACGTACGCGAAGCTGTCCGCCGTCAGGTCCTTGCCCGCGACCTTCTTGGTCTTCTGGCCGTCACGCTCCGAGGCGCGCCCCTCGCCGTCCGTCTCGTCCAGGGAGGGGTCATAGTTCGGATCCTCGGGGTCGTAGCTGTCCGAGTCCGGGTCACTGACGTCGGCGGCATCGTCCCTCTTCGCCACGCCGTTAGCCTGGGCAAAGGCGCTGCCCTCCGCGTCCGCGTCCGACTTCCCGTCCTTCTTCGCCTTCTTGTAGGCCGAGTTCCACACGTCGACCCACTGCTTCTTCTTGTCCGCCGGCACGTGGTCCGGCGCGTCCGCCGCGGTCTTGTAGATCCGGGCCTCGGCCACCTTGAGAGCCCGCTCTGAGGGCACGTACTCCTGCTCGACGGGCTTCATCTCTCCGAGCGTGACCTCCTCCCCGGGCTCCATGGAGCTGTCGTAGGTGTAGGGGATGTCGTAGTAGCAGTCCTCGTCATTGTCAATGATGATCGCGTGATCGGGATAAGTTTCGACCACCCAATACTTCGGACAGCCGGGCCAGCACTTGTCCGGCGCTGCCATGCCGTACTTATCCTTCAGCGCGCAGTTGACGTCCTCGATCTGGTCCTCCAGGGTGCCCTCGGAGTACCTGACCTCCTTCTGCCGGCGCAGGTAGCGCCCGTAGGCGTCCGTCTGCACGGTGTCCCCCTTGATCGCGGTCGGCTCCTTCGCCTGCCCCGATACCGCCGGCGTCACCTCGGTCGCGGGCTGGGCCTGCTGGTTGGCGTAGGCGGTGGCCATCCCTATCACCTGCTTGACGTCCCAGCCCTTGCCGCCCTTCTTCTTCAGCTCGTCGTACTTGTCGTTGAACGCCTTCAGCCACGCCTCGCGGAGCTTCTCGTCGGCCGAGGGATTCGGGCCGTCGATGACTGAGCCGCTAGGCGGCTGGTTCTCAGACCCGCGCTGCGCGAGCGCCTTCGCCGCGGCTGTCGCATCGAGCGCGCTGCGCACCTCGACCGGCTCGCCCTCCGGGAACAGGTCTCGCGCGCTAACCTGCGTGCCCGTATAGGCCGGGTACGTCACCGCTGATACGTCCATGAGGTCTACGTCCATCAACTTACGGCTGGCATACAGGTCACCGTTGCCGTCGCGCTCGTCCGCCCACTCCTGGTCCCGGGCGGTGAAGGCGAAGCTGCACTGATCCATGTCGCCCCTGCTCACGAGCGCGTGGAGATCTCGCGCCGCCTGCGTAGGAGGAAGCACAACGCGAAACTTCAAGCCCTTCGCGTCCTCCTCCAGGGTGAGCGTCTTGTTCTTGGTCCGCCCCATGATCAGCGAGGGGTCATGGTTCATGAGGCACTTGACGTCTGCCCCCTCACGGATGGAGCGCGCAAACGCGCCGGGCATCACCGTCTCTCGGAATCCGCCGAGGTCCTCCGACTGCTGTCCAAACATAGAAGCGTAGCCTACGAGCGCCATCTGGTCGCCCTGCGTCTCGGCCCTCAGCTCGGTGCTCTTGATGAACCTTCGCTCGATTTTCATGGTCTTGTTTCCTTTACCGCTCGAAGTTTGCTGCACAATCTTTGGTATTCACGCTGTGTCGCCCTGCTTCAGCGCGCCGGCTATGACCTCGATCTTCTTTCCGTCGATTCTCAGCACCCCGCCCGGCGAAAGCAGCGCCGCCGCGTCCTCCAGGTTGGTACCCTTACCCTTACGGGCCTGGAGGTAGGCCGCGATCGTACTGCTGTGCCCCAACGCTAGGACCGGACCCGTGGACTCATTGGAGTCGAAGGCCTCGTTCAAGCCGGCCTGCGACCGCTTCACGTAGTCGTTGATGGACTCACCGCCGGGGATCGCCACGTCGGGGTTGTCGATGTAGAGCCTCAGCCGCGCTGCGTTCTGCTTCTCGTCCAGCTTGGAGAACTCCCCGAGGTTCAGCGCGTTCAGCCGCCAGTCGGTAGTCATCGGCACGCCGAGCGCCGTCGCGACGCGCTGGGCGGAGTGCTTCGCGCGGGGCAGATTAGAGCTCACCACCCGCGTGATCCCCTGACCGCGCAGCCTGTCGATCGCCGCCGCGATGTCCCGCTCGCCCTGCTCGTTGAGCGTCACGTCGTCCCATCCGCTCCACACCCCGGCCACGTCGTCGTCCGTCGTCCCGTGCCTACCTAGGAAGAACGGCTTCTTGCCCGTGATCCACTTGCCGGACGGGTGCCGCGGCTGCAGATGGTGGTTGGGGTTGTACCTCCGCGCCACGATGCCCGCGAACGTCTCCGCGGCGCGCCGTACCTCCTTGCTCGCGTACGTCTCGTTGAGGTCCGGCGTCACGCCCTGCAGGTTCGACCTCATGCCCTCCAGGTACGCCACGACCTGCTCGTGAAACTCGGAGGACGGGACGACGGCATCCTCGCTCACGGCGAACTCCGCCGACAACGCCTCGACCATTGAGGTGACGGCTGGCTCGAAGCACCGCCTGAACTGCATCTCGTCGACTTCCTTCCGGTTGAGCACGCGCCCCGTTGCGTCCTTGAAGACCGGATAGAATGTCCTGACATAGCGCGTCACCAGGGGTACGAGGAACCGCGGCGACTCGTTCGCGTGGAGCGGGTTAGGATCCGGGCTACCCTTCGGCGGGTTCTGCGGCGCCCCTCCCATCGGTAGCTCCGGGTTGACCGGCCGGTCCGGTTCGTTCTGCTTGCCCCCGATGTGCGGCGCCGTCAGTGGGTTGGCCGCGTCCTGCATGTTCACCGGCATCCAGTAGACGTCACCCGAGCCGTCCTCGACCGGGTTCATGTCCTCCTGCTCGTGGATGTCGTTCGTGTTCAGATATCCCCACTGCTTGCCGGAAACGTAGAACTTAGAACGCGAGTCAGCCGTCGGGTACGTCAGCCGGTGCGTGTCGAACTTTGCGAAGAACGCCGCGTCCTTGCCGACGAAGAGCTTCCGCTTGAGCTCCTGCTCCCAGGCGTCGTGCCAGGGGGCGAGCGTGAAGTTCAGGAACTCTATCCCGGTCTGCTCGACAGCGGACTTGCTCGACTCGCCCTCCCCGATCATGTGGGGCGGCACATTGAAGATGGACGCGACGGCCACGCGCTGGTACTTCCGCGTCGCCAGGAACTGGCCCCTCTCCGGGTCCGTCCCGATCGGCGTGTACTTGATCCCCTGCTCCAGGACCGCGGTGCGGTTGGCGTTCTCGCCGCCGTGCGCCTCATGCCAAGACCGGCGGAGATTCTCGATGGCCTTGGGCTCCAGGACGCCGGGCAGCTCCAAGATCCCGCGGGGCACCGCGCCGTTGCCGAAGAACTTGGCCCCGAACTTCTCCGTTGCGAGCGCCAGCCCGATGATCTGCCGCGCCAGGAAGACGGTGGACTGTCCCAGCCGGCCGTCGAGCGACAGCCCGGGGATGTGGAGCATGTCCTCCGCGAGGACGATGCGCTCCGGGGCCATCCGGTTGATCGTGTTGTCCTCGTCCGCGATCTCGTCGCCCGCCGTCTCGCTCGTGTGGTAGACGAGCGTGCCGCGCGGGTAGACGGTCCCCTCGATCCGGGCCTCGCGCGTCAGCCTGACGGGCCGGGTGCGCGCCGGGTTGCGCGGCCAGATCGCCACGGGCTGGGCCCCGTTGTTGCGCTGAATCTCCGCGTAGGCGTTGCCCCAGAGGAGCGCG